GTAGTCGAAAAACAAGGAAAGAAGTACGCGCTTGTTACAAGCTGCACGACTACAAGTAGACCTACGGCTGTCCAAGTACGAGGAAAGCCAGAGAAAGGTTCCACCGTGATACTCAAAACACGGAAGAAAACACATAGATGTGAAGTTACAAAAGCTGTATTTATCACATAAAAATAAAGGGGCCTAGTGCCCCTTTTTCCATCCTTGCTTTTTCCATCTATCTAATGTCTCTTTATGAATAGCTTTGTGGGAATAGTGAAATGCCATTCCTCCAAATACCATCGGACATAGAAAAATTGCAAGTAATCCTATCATGCTTCTACTAAGATATCTTTTAGATTTGGTTCAAAGAAGTTTGGTCCTTTGATAACTTTGCCATCTTCTCTTTTGAGAGGGCGTCCATCTGCTCCGAGTTTACTCATATTAGAGCGATGAACTTCGAGATAACACTCATCAAGGTCAAGCCCAAATGCATGACCAGCACCGTAGATAACATACAGTAAATCTGTGAGAGCGTCGGCAACCTCCACGAGGTCACGATTTTCAATAGCTTCTTCCAGTTCTTCATACTCTTCTCGAATTAGTTCTAGGCGTAGTTCACGAGTGGAGAAGTCAGGCCAAGTCGGGTGAACTTGTACCTCCTGACCAAACGCTTCCATGAAGTCGCCTGCAAGTTCAAAATTGCTTGGTATCATTCTTTTTCCTCTTACTTCTAGTGATGGCGGCTTTTTTCGCTAACCGCCGTTTTTCTGATTTTGGTACATACTCACCTCTCTGGCGGTACTCCCATACGATGTCAGCACATTTCTTTTTAAATACACGCAGTGCGCTCTCTACGTTGTTGTTTCTTACTTTAACCTTGGGCATTACTTTCCTTTTTACGAAGCATGGGTGGTAGTCCCCATACAGCTTGAGCTTCTGCCTTATGTCCTGCGGCGTCAATAACTAACATAACACGCTTGCCTTTCAGCCATGCTTCTTGCTGGTTGCGTAGACGTTGTATTGGAGTAAGAGAACGACAGCCTCGGCTACTACGGCGTAGACCTTGGCTTGTGTAGTTAGACTTACCCATTCTTTTCTTCTTAGCCATTAAAATGCTCCTTTGCGAATAAAACACCATCCACGTTTGCGTAGATAGCTTACTTGTTTACGAATACTGTTCATAGTTCTATCAGGAAACAGTTCGAGTAACTCCTCTTCTGTCTTGCAATAGTATTGATTGCGAAGGAGGTTACGCTCTTCATGTGTCCATGGTTTCTTCTGATATTCTTTCATGTTGTATATTATAGGGGAGTTTGAATAAAATGTCAAGAAGTAAATTTCGAAGAGGTCCATAGAAAAATACTTCTTGACATCAGTATTACTTTCAAGTATAATATACGCATCTGTGAAAATACCTAGGAGATTCTTATGATTGATTACTACACGTCCCTTATCATTTTCGGCGTTTGTATGTTTGGGGCCGCGATGACAGCATTTCATTTAGGCAGACGAGAAGGTATAGAAAATACTGTACAATATCTAATTGATACTGGGGTCTTAGAGGTAGACGAAGAAATGTAGGTAATAAGCCCACCTTAAAGAGGCTTCGTTTAATAGGCGGCATCGAAAGAGCCCCAGCGTACCGAAAGGACGCAATTCATAAAAGGAGAACTTTATGACCAGCACTAAACTAGCTATGGCTGACCTACAGAAGTATCTGTTAGGTTTTGACCGATTCATGGACACCAACGTATTTGCAGGAACTCTTGACGGAGGCTATCCTCGATTCAATATACTCAGAGTAGGAGAAAACGGTTTCCGAATTGAGTTAGCAGTTCCAGGATGGAACAAAGATGACATTGAAATCAGTCTTCACAAAGGAGTTCTGAAGGTAGATGGTACAACGAAGCAGTTTCACAAAGAACACGAGTCGTACATCTACAAAGGGCTAAGCGGTAAGTGTTTCACACGGACGTTCGGAGTAAGTGAGCATATCATTCTTGATCGTGCTTATATGGAACGTGGCCTGCTATGCATAGACTTGCATGAAGAAATCCCTAAGGAATTGCAACCAATTAAGGTTACTATTTCATAGGAGATATATGAAACAACTAGCAATACTTGCAGCTATTACAGCTGTACTATTCGCTCACACGGGCTTTGCTAAAGAAAAGAAAGAAACAGGGCAGGGACGAAGAGCACAAAAAATGGAAGAAGTACGAGTATATGGAGTTGACTTGAGTAAAGCAATTCCATTTAGAGCTGGACTAACAGACATAGTACTTGTACACGAATACGATAAAAGAAAGAACGAGTGGCGTTTTGTCGGCACAAAGAGTGCGAGTAAAGAATCGTAAAGCCTTAGCGGGGTCTCAGTGCCCCGCAATTTTGGAGAATTGAATGAACAAAGCATCTGTATATGAACAGTTGAAAATTGATGAAGGAGTTGTCTATGAAATTTATTTGGACCATCTTGGGTACAAAACCTTCGGAGTGGGACATCTCGTGCTTGAGTCAGATCCAGAGCACGAATACGAAGTCGGAGAGCCAGTTTCTGTCGAACGAGTCCTTGAGTGTTTTAACGGCGATCTCGATGTGGCTCTAAGTGAGTGTGTAAATCTCTACGGTGCAGACATCTGGTGTGGCTTTCCTGGAGAAGTGCAAGAAATTCTTGTAAACATGATGTTCAATCTTGGACGTCCAAGGCTCGGAAAGTTTAAAAAGTTTAATGCTGCTCTTGTAGAAGGGGACTGGGTTACAGCAGGAGTAGAAGGTCGAGACTCGCTTTGGTATCGCCAAGTGGGGAAACGAGCTGAAAGATTAATGACACGATTGGAGAATGTGTAATGGAAAATTATTACAACAAAGAGACTCATCCAGATCAAAAGTATTTTTTAACGGAAGAGTCAGAAGAGATTCTAGCCGGGGTAGCTCCCGAACTTGCAGAAGTAGTTCGACGAGCAGTAGCTATTTCAGATATTGAAATACAAGTAACTCACGGGCGAAGAACAAGAACGCAACAACTAGAATTGTTTCGAAAAGGAGCAACACAGCGAGCAAGCTCTCCTCATATGTATGGACAAGCAGTTGACCTAGTAGCATTTGTAGAGGGTCGTCCTTGCTTTGAGCCCGAAGTATATGACGAAGTTGCACTTAATATGAAGTTTGCTAGCCAAGACTTGCTTACGCCTGTTCGTTGGGGCGGAGTATGGAGTTTAGATAACTTAAGTAGTTATGAAGGAGATCTTGGCGAGCTACAATGTATGTATATGGGTCGTTGCTTAGAAAATGGTCGTCGACCTATGCTTGACGTATGTCATTTTGAGCTAACAGTAGCAGAATAATCTTGACTTCAATTACCGATACAGGTATAATACTTACATGAACTTATTTTACCTTGATAAAGATTTAGACAAGTGCGCCGAGTATCACGTAGACAAGCACGTCAACAAAATGATACTCGAAGCTGCACAACTACTATGTACTGCGATATGGGTAGACACTCTACTTGGCTTTGTACCTCGAGCACTTGAGAAAGACGAAGCCGCAGTACTTAATGAATACAAAAAACTTGAGAAACCTCTCAAGCCTGAAGAAAGACAACTTACTCCATATCTTGGCATGATGTACAACCATCCCTGCACTATATGGACACGATCATCATTAGATAACTATGAGTGGACATGGTGCTATGCTCATGCTCTCGCAGAGGAGTTTCGGTATCGCTACGGCAAAGAACACAAGTCCTTCTGGCAAGTCATCAACAAACTGCCCGACCCAGTTAACATTAAACGAGTGGGGTTCACCACGTTTGGACTTGCAATGCCTGATGTACTCAAAAACTATGATGATCCAATACAGTCTTACCGTGATTATTATCATCTTGACAAGGCTACTTTCGCCAGTTGGAGTCATAGACCAACTCCCGATTGGTGGGATGAGTCTCTTGCTGACTACGAACAGAGGATTACAGCGAAATGAGTAGAGTAGAATTAGTAGGGCTGACAAAGCCAAATATTGCCACAGGTTGCCATACCGCAGAAGAGTTGGTAGCCTATGCAGCACGAGTAAGTAACCCAGAGAATCAAAACCATCACGAAAGCGCACCACGCCTACTACGATACCTTATTAAGCACGGGCACTGGTCTCCCTTCGAGATGGTAAGTATTACTATGGAAATTCGCACCACTCGGGATATTGCTCGACAGATGTTGCGTCACCGAAGTTTTAGCTTTCAAGAGTTTAGCCAGCGGTATGCTATTGCAGAAGACTTTTACTATCGTGAAGCTCGCCTGCAAGATCCTAGCAACCGTCAGAACAGTATTGAGCTGGAAGACTCAGAAGATTTTGGTAAAGGCGGAAACAAGTCTCAACACGAACGCCTTTACGAAGACTGGAACATGAAGCAGGCAAAAGTATTAGATGCGACAAAGAAAGCGTATCGCTGGGCACTCGATAATGGTATTGCAAAAGAGCAAGCCCGTGCAGTGCTACCAGAAGGTAATACAGTATCTACGCTATACATGAGCGGAACTCTTCGTTCGTGGATTCACTATTGCGACCTGCGGCGGGGTCACGGCACTCAGAAAGAACATATGCGTATTGCAAATCAGTGCTGGGATATTATTGCAACTCACTTCCCTGACGTTGCAGAGGCCGTAGAATGAAAGTACATGACCCAGTAAATAGTCCTTTACATTACCGACGAGATGATGTAGAATGTATTGATGCGATGAAGACAACAACATCCGCAGAAGGATTTGAAGAGTACTGCCGCCTCAATGCATTCAAATATATTTGGAGAGCAAACAACAAACAGAACAAAGTACAGGATATTCAGAAAGCTATCTGGTACTTGCGTATGTCAATAGGAGACGACCCACGTGACAGGTAAAGGTGACACATATAGAAAAGTAAAGTGGCAACACTTTGGTAACAATTACGACAGAATATTTGGAAAACAGAATGAGACGAGTAAAAAAGAAAGATTACGAGAATTTAACAGAATCGAATATACAGAAAGTAATTGGACTTTTGACAGGAACTACTCCGATTTCAAAGAAGGAAGCATGCAGTATGCTGAATATAGCGTACAATACCACGCGCCTACAACGGATAATTGATGATTACGAAGATAAAGTTGAGTATCGAGCGTTACGTAAAAAGCAGAATCGAGGAAGAGGAGCGACAAATGAAGAAATTCGTGAGTCAGTTGAACGATATCTTTCCGGAGACTCCATTGCAGAAATCGCAGCGGGGTTATTCCGTTCGGCAGGGTTTGTACGTTCACTCATTGACCGCGTTGGAGTTCCTGCGACAAGTACGGAGTCTGGTACTGCGTATCTTCCGGAGACGTGTGTCGCAGAAGACTTCGCTTCAGGAGAAATCGTCTGGTCAGCAGTCTACAACAAACCAGCAAGAGTAGATTACGAACTCTCCGTAGATTATCAAGCAGAAAAAGCAGGCTTCTCAGATGTAAACTACGAGAAGAAGTACGGTAGCAAATGCTATGCTATTTATATCATGGAAGAAGTCAGAGAAGATACAGAAAAGTGGATGAATGTAAATACTGGAGGATTTGCAGCTTACTCTCTTGCATACGACTTGGGAAAGCTAAAGCACCTCGAAAAATACGGAGTTGATTTATCACGTATCTAAAAATATTTCTTGACTTTCATCACTCATGTCGGTATAATACATAGTATTGAAATGAGGAGAACTACATGAGTACATTTATAATTGGCTTCCTAACCGTAGGAGTATGTGTTCACCTACTTGGAGGTTACATCGCACTAGTAGATCACTACTTTGGGCGATAGATTTTATCAAGCACAACTACACGCTACAGGCACCTGTCCTGGAGCAACACAATCACAAACTAGAAGGAAACGTAAAATGGCGTGGACAGACGAACAAAAAGCAGAGGTTATCGAGGCGTACGAAGCAGGTAATCCAACTCCAGAGAACAGCATGGAGATCGTCGCAGAAATCGCAGAGCAATTCGATCAATCACCTAACGGTGTTCGCATGGTACTTACCAAGGCAGGCGTATATGTAAAAAAAGCCCCCGCCTCTGGTGGGACATCAAAGGCGAGTGGAGCAACTAGTACTCGCGTATCTAAAGCAGCAGCTATCGAATCTCTTACAGCAGCACTTACTGATGCAGGTCAAGAAGTTGATGAAGAGATCGTCAGCAAGTTGACAGGTAAAGCAGCAATGTACTTTGCCGGTGTAATCGCAGCAGT